AACGATTTATGACGATCCAACAATGATCTTGTGCGACCTGTGGGACTTCCTTCCAGCTCCAGAGACAGAAGATCTTCAAGAAGGCTGTCCTTGGCTGATTCACCGAATAGTTAAACCCAAAGAAAAGATTACTAAAGAAGAAGAAACCCGAGGTGAAAACAAGATTTACAAGAATCTTGAGTTTTGCGAACCAAAAGTGGTTGAGGACTGGAAGAAAGAACGCTATGAGATTAATACCAAAAAGATGTCTCAGATCGATGGAGACATCAAGAAGGCAGAAACTGGCGAGCAAAAAGTGCTTCCGGTCAAAAACGACCAAGAGAAACAGCTGGAGCTTTGGGAATGTTGGGACTATGAAGAAGACCAGTTAGTAGTTATTGCCAACGGCGAAGTAGTTATCAGAGATGATGAGAACCCTTACCTTGACGTTAACAACGGCCACATTTTTGTGGATCTTCCTGATATGTCACTCCTTTGGGAGTTTTGGGCAACTGGCCATGTTGAACCGGTTGAAAGCACCATCATGGAGATTGCTGACCTTCGCAACCAGAGAATGGATGATGTGGTGCTCTTGCTCGACCCAGTAGTCAAAATTCGCAAAGATACCGGAATTACTAAGAATGACATCATCTTCTCCCCTGGAGCTGTTTGGGAACTGCGAAAAATGGATGACGTGGTAATCGAACGGCCGCCAGACATCAGCCTTATGGGAGTCAATGAAGATAAGCTTCTGCGCGATGAAATCTCAAGAACACTAGCGCTTGGAGAATACCTCCAAGGACTACCTCAATCTTCGGGTGAACCCCTTGGTAAGGTTGCCATGCTTTTAGGTCAAAGTAATCTCAGATTGAGCATGAACGCCCAAAATATATCTAATGCTCTGACCACTGTCGCAAACATTCTTATACAACTGAACCGAGAGTTTATCGGTGAAGATAAGTTGTATCGAATTGTTGGTAATATTGTTAACTTCAAAGAATTTAAATCTGAGGACAAAAAGATTCAAGTTGATGCGGTTGTTGAGGTAGAGCCGGTTATTCCTCCAGATAAACAAGCCCGTCTCAATCAGATACTGCTTCTGTACGATAAGTTAATCGCACAGGACAAACCAGATCCAAATAACGTAGAAGATATAAAACGCTGGCTAATCCGCAAGCGTGCCCTGCAAAAGATGATTCTAGAGGAACTCGACCTTGACCAGTATGTCGATATCTTGCTTGGTCCCGAAATAACACAAATCAAAGAAACGATAGAGGAGGAACCACTAAATGAGGAGAATGTGACCCCTGTAGCGCCTTCTAACGACACTTTGCCACCTGAAGCAGGTAATTCACCACCTGTTGCCAATAAAAACAAAATACGAGAGCTTATCGGCAAGATTCCAGGCTTGGGGAAAATGCTTAATTCCTAGAGCACTTCGCTTTGATTTAATCTCCTAAATTCATATAATAAAAGTAATGAAAGTAAGAAATGTAGGACTTCCAGTAGTTCTCTTGATTTCCATCATAATGATTTTAGTTGGAGTCTTCGTTGGGTATCAATTTGCCAGTAATCCGGTTCCTAAGAATTGTGCAGAACTTGGAGCCACTTATCTGGAAATGGGAAAAAATGAGTTAGGGATAACTGACTTCGGGTCAAACGAATGGAAAAGGTTGATTGATGACGAAACAAAGTTTACAAATGATTGTTACGAAAGCCTGAATAAATAGCATGGATAAAATAACTCTCTCCTTCCAAACAATCTCCATGCTAATCAATTCAGGAGAGTCAAAAAAAGCTCTTGAAAGATTGGCTGAATTCGAGGAAGAAAACTCTGACGACAAGAGGTTGATATTTTATAAACCAGGTTTTCTAGTTGATATAGGTAATGATCTCAGAGACGAAAAAATCATCAGAGAAGGTATTGATCTTGGTGAAGTGACGTTATCAAAAACAAAGAACAACAAAACACAGGCCTACCTCCGCTACTGCCTGGCAAATGGTTACACATATTTGCATCAACTTACAGAGAGTATGGGTGGCATTGTAGACCGGACCATACCTCAAAGCGAACACCTTCTACAAGCTAAACAGCACTTACTTCAGGCTACTGATATTGAAATTGACGACCCAAACCTAGAAGTACAATTGCTAGTCAACCTTGGTAACTGTTTAGACACTCTCGGTAGAAGTATTGAAGCAATGAATGTTTATGATAAGGCCTTAGGTCTGAATGAAAACTTTTCTATGGCTATCGCTAATAAGGCCAAGGCACTTAGAGCATTTGCTGAGATTTCAGATAAGTATCGGGCTGCAATATATGTTGAAGCATATCAGGACATTAAATCAGTTATCGACAAGCCAGATCTTGTTGCAGTTGGTGGCTTGGGAGCGAAGCAAGACTTTGAGCACGAACTTTCTTATATAGAATCCCGTTTTCAAGACAAAACATTATTACAGAAAAAGCTTAAACATCCCCGGTACAAAATTGCAAACCTATCTGATTTTGAAAAGTTTTATCTAAAATTTTGCAATAAAGAGAAATTATTCTTAAACTTCCACATTCATCAGGATCATTGTGAAGCAGCTATCGAGGACCCAGTGTTTATCAGATTAATAACTAAAGTGGACGATAATGATACTTTTTATAATTTAGCTAAATATCTTAATCAAATTAAAGAAGACTACGCAGTCGCGAGATTGCTATTGGTTCAGTCGCAGTACCACCAAGTGGACTTTGACAAAATCAGTGAAAGAACCTCCTTTGTGTATGCCTTAGATTATTCCCAATTCAATATCTATGTTGGGCTCCTTAAATCGGCTTTCAAGGAGGCATTTAATGTCCTTGATAAAATCGCAGTTTTTATTAACGACTATTACCAGTTGGGTCACAGGGAAGAAGACATTTACTTTGATTCATTAAGGGGTAAGGGGCGAACCGCCTCAATCTGGGAAGATAGTGACATAATAAGAAAAGAAATCGTGAACTCCGAGAATATCAGTCTCTATGCTTTATATGATATTTACAGGGATTTCAAATCAGGCAGATGTCAAAGAATTCAAGACATTAGAAATGCGCTAACACATCGAAGACTAGTGATTTTCGACTCAGGCCTTACGGATTGGGACAGCAAGTCCGATAAGCATAACATTGGATACAACACCATGTTAAACGAAACCATCGATCTCATGAAACTAGTAAAGGCAGCAATTATTTATTTGATTAACTTCGTGAATACTGAGGAAGAAAAGAAAAAGAAGTCCAGTGGGAAATTGATCCTTGATATGTATGCTGATACGTCACAGTTCCTGTGAGCTTTTTTCTGTCATTTTCGATATAATTCAAGTACACCCTATGGAGCAAAAAGCTGACATTATGGAGAGAGAATCACCTACAGTACTACATGCATTGCGCAAAGATAACCAAACCGAGATTTTGGGACATTTTTCTCCTGAACAGCAAATAGAAATTCGCCATAGGCAGCAAGTTCTCTCCTCGCTTGCATACTTCATTGGAAAGGACTTTCAAATCCCTGTCGAACTAAATCAGCCAGGAGCCGGATGGCATTGGGATTTTGGCCAGAATAAAATTCGCATTGACCCGCAAGACTTGGTTGAGAAACCGATGGACTACCTCCGCTTTGTTATTTCCCACGAAGGTGGTCATCGTAGAATCTCCCGAACCGAACAGATTCCTTCGGATGTTTGGCGACAGCCTGGATTTTCATTCATGATGAACGCTATTGAGGATCCAAGAACCAATAACTTTGTTGCAGAAGCATATCCAAGGTTCGGCGACCAAATGGACGTTGCCTATCAGGAGGACCTGGATTTTGAAGGAAAAGCAAAGGGTAAGGCTAAAGAGGATCTGGGCTACACCCCCAGATTTATGCAAGCGGGGTTTGAATATATAAAACAGTGGTACAAGGAAACACAAGGAGATACCTCAGGTTCACTTAGTGAAGATTTACCTGATGAGGTGAGAACCGTTGTGGAACAAACAGTAAATAGCGCCCGTGACTCCTGGCTTCGCTACCCCTCTAAAGCAGAAGCAGATGAAAGCGAAGAATTAATCAGACAATACGCAAACGTGAGTTACGAAATAAATCGGGATGAAGTATGGCCAGAATTCAAGAAACTGGTTGATGCTGATATGGAAGATCAAAAACTTCAGGAAATGATGAAAGACATGCAGGGTGATGGTGAGGGTGGAGAGGGACAGCAAGGCCTTCCTCAAGACCTAAGGAACAACCTCACCGAAGAAGAACAACGAGAACTTGAAGAAGCAATGCAAAATGGCCAGCCGAGCAATCAGACAGGCCAGGAAGGCAAGGGTCAACCACGAATCATTGATTTAGATTCTCTATCCGAAGGTCTAAAACAAAAAATTAAAGATTACATTGATTCTCTCCCTGAGGAAGTCAAAAGAGAACTTGCTGAGAAAGCCAAAAAAGCTCTGGAAGATTTCGAAAGAGAGGTTAACGCTGAGTTTGAAGGTAAACTTTCCGATAATCCTGAAAAGAAAGCTGAAAGAGGAGAGCTAGCAGATGCTAAAAAGACAGATCGCCCTACTGACAGCGATGATCAACGAGAGCGTCAATCTGAGCAAACACCTGACCAGAAACGATTCCGCGATCTCATTGAAAAAACTTTGCGAGGAGACGAGAACGTATATGAAGAATACCGCCGTGACGTGTTGCCGCTTATTGACGCACTCGAAACAGATCTGAGAGAAATATTTGTAGCCAGACGTACTCAAAAATGGCAGAGCGGGTTCAAGACCGGTAAACGCATTGATATTAAAAAGAGAATGCAGGAGAAAGCTCTGGGAATTTCTGCAGTAGAAAGTAGAGCTTGGCAAAAACGGGAGCTTCCTTCTGAAAAGGACTATGCCATAAGTCTACTGGTTGATTTGTCTGGTTCGATGCAAGGTCAAAAAATCAGAGAAACCTTCAAGGCAGCAGTTGTTCTGGCTGAAGTGCTCAATAGACTCTCCATCAACACCGAAATCCTAGGCTTCAATGACAGACTTTACGAATATCAACCATTCGGGCAAGACATGAGTCGTGAAGTAAGAGAGCACATGGGGGGAATCCTACAGGAGGTAAACACTCCAGCAGCAAGATATAACGATGATGGTTGGGCTGTACAACAGGCTTCTGAACGATTGGCGGGGCAAAAAGCTGCAGAAAAATTCCTATTTGTCCTCTCCGATGGTTTGCCGGAAGAATCAGGAGCGCATCCAAAATCTCAATATGAACTTGGGAAAATAATTGCTAGAATTATGCAGGATACGGATCAAAAATTAATTGGGTTAGGGATTGGTCCAGGAACAGACCACGTTGAACGCTATTATCCTAACAGCGTTGCCAATATTGGGGTCAGAGAGATGTCCACGAAACTAGCCGATGTTATAAGAGAAGCGATCGCTAATTACGACACTTTTTAGTATACTATACATAGCATTATGACAAACACTTTTGATGATTTTCTGAAATTCGTAAACTCACAAAAAGAAGTTTCTCTCGCTATTGCTGAGGATGAAACTGAGCTTACCCAACTCGCAAGCAAGCTTGAGGAACACAGATTCCGACAAGCAGTAGATACATCCGATTTATTTAAACAAATCACTCAGCCTTCAAAGTCTTTTTTCATTGCAAAGGAAAGTTTATCCAAGGATATGTACGACTTTGCGGTGCAATACCCCACCGGTCAGGTTGAAATTTATGATAAATTCAATCTCAAATCCCAGACAGTAACTCCTAGCTATAAAGATGTTGCGGTAGTGTTTTTACTAACGAAAGATACCCTTAAAAAAGCTCAGGAAGCTGGTTTTATGCTGCTTGAGCAAGTAGGTATAACTTACCAAAGCTAAAAAACTATGCCAGACGAATCATCTATGGAACGACATCAATTTACCCCACCACCAGAATTTCCTGTTGAGGAAACGCAGGATACAGTTGCTTATCTTGGAGTCCGTCTACCTAAAGCCCAAAATCCTGAAGGACGTTTTGTCCCCAGGCGAGAGCAATACGCTGATTACATTAACGATAAGTTCTCACTTGGGATGCAAAAAGACATTGCCGTGAGTTTTCTTCAGGGAGACCCTGTATTGATTGAAGGTGGTACAAGCATCGGGAAAACCACCACAGTGCGTAAAATGGCTGCAGATCTAGGATGGGAAGTTCATTACGCGAACTTAAACGGTGCTACAGACGTTGAAGACCTCATGGGTCGGTATATTCCTAACCCTGATAAACGCGGGCCGGAAGATCCAGAATACGTCTTTGCTGATGGAAAAGTCACTTCTGGCTTGCGTCAAGAAGAAGGGAAAATAAAAGTCATTATTTTAGATGAATTTAACTCAGCTGCACCAAACATTGTTATCAGACTTCATGAAGTCCTTGATGCTGTTAATCGTGGAGAGTCGGTTGTACTTTCTGAGGACGCCTCAGAAACAATTCCTGTAAGCAAAGAAACCACCAAGGTAGTTGCCCTTATGAATCCGCCAGGAAAGGGTTATTTCGGTCGTGAGCCATTAGATCCTGCACAGTTAAGACGTTGGGTGTATTTAAAAGCTCCTACCGACCTTCCTGATGAAACTTTCTCATATTCAACCGATGCCCTCTTTACACTGGCTTCTCAAGATGAAGAGGTTTCACCAGATGCTTACCTTGTATCTCAAGAGTATGCCCTGCTTCCTGAGCAGCTTCAAGAGATCCCTGGAATTGATGCAATTCTTGGAAGATACAAAGAATTCCATAAAGCTGCCAAGGAATTAGTTAAGGGTCGTAAAGTAGCCGCAGACCAACCGCAGCCATTTACTTATGACGACAGAATGGAACCCCGACGAGTTCGTGACTTCATTCTGAGATTTTATAGCGGCGATATTAATGAAACTTTCCAAGCTGCCTTGCGTTATTACTACTCCAACAAGCTTGATTCAGAAGTTGATAAGGCAAAACTTGATGAACTGATTCAACATGTCGAGTATATTGCTCCTCAAAACACAAGCCAAAGACGTGGCTTTGACAGAAACTCAACTGCAGTTCCAGAAAGACCACGCGCTACAGCAGAAATTGCTCAGGAACAAAATGCTTGGAGAGATGTCCTTGGTACTGATGTCGAAGTTCCTCCACTCCCAGCCAACATTACCCCAGAAATTAAGAGAAACATGGAACGACTAGGATTTGAATTGCGCTATATTCCCAAGCTTGATCTTGGTACATTAGACGAGCTTAAACGTAAAGGTGAAGAACAATTCCTTGATGATTTGCAACGCCGTTATCCAAACTGGCGAAGATATGAAACTTTGTCTGACGCTGAACGCACTGATCACTCTGTTACGAGAAATCTTGAGCAGTGGTTCTGGGGGTTGGCTAAAGATGGGAATATGGAATTTCCTCAACAGTCGGGTGCTTGGGTTGCTGTAGAGAAAGTAAGGAAGCCATCATGGGGAGAGAGTTATGACAAGACTCCGGCAATGGAGGCTATGGAGCTTGATAATTACTTCAATGTTTCAGCTGAAAATGCAGACCAGGCAATCCAAGAGAAATTCTTACCCTGGTTTTCAGGACAAACTGGCTTGCGTGTTGGCGGAAGAGATGCTCGTATGTTAACTGCTGTTGAGTGGAATCTTTTAGGTAACCGTGAAGGTTGGGGTGAAACCGATACTTATGAATGGACTAGCACAGAAGCGCGTGCTGGCGGCGATCCTGGCCGTGTCATTGTTGGTTACTCCGTCGTTGGTGGTGCCGCCAACGCCTTTTGGCTTCGTCCGTCGTACTCGTATGACGTCGTTGGCTTCCGTGTCGCTGTAGTTCTTGGAACTTGATCTCTTGAATTCTTGGCTCTTTTGGATTCTTGTTACTTGGTCCCTTGACCCGCGAAGCGGGTCGATTCGCAAAAAATTTTCAGCACTCTATTTTCTGATGACGATAAATAGCATTTACCCTTGATTTTTCTTACTTCTCTTATTTATACTTCAACTTAGATTTTGTTAATGAAAACACGAGTACGCTTGTGTTTCACAAGGTCGCTCTTCTTTAGAGTAAAGCCTGAGTCCTTGCGGTTACGGCTGTAAGGAGAGAGCTGATAAAGGAGGGATAAAACTACTTGCTTGCTTTCGAAGGTCTCAAGGAAACTTGAGCCAATTTAAATTCAGGAGAGAGTTTCTGGGAAACTAGAGACAATCTAGGGAAGCAAAACAAAGGTTGTAATCGAGCAATAAGATGCCGGTGGCAAAAATGAGCCAGAGCTTATGATCTGTCTCAGGAAAGAAAGCGAGCAACGCGAAACGTGATGACGGCGATCCTAACCGTGTCATTGTTGGTAACTCCGACAATGGTGGTGCCGCCAACGCCAATTGGAATCATCCGTCGAACTCGAATGACAACGTTGGCTTCCGTGTCGCTGTAGTCTTATCCCAATCCAAAGACAAAACCTGCCTGAAGGAAGCATTAAGAGCGATAGGTAGATGCTTTTATCCAACCACCAAGCATCTTACCTATCTCTTGTAGTTGAGACTCAAGAAGGAGGTAATTCTTGTTATCAATAATCTTTAAATCTTTACAACAACGTATGAGAACCTTAAGTACATCAAGTTTAATACTGGCACTTTGCAGTGTTGGAACCTTTTCCGACTTAGATAATTGGCTTGCTGTTATGATGCCTTCAATTAACTCCAATATGCCGTTTTCAATTCTCTGCCCAATGGCATATCGATCTTTTTTAGGAAAATGAGCCACCAACTGATAGAAAGCTTTATAAAGCTCGTATGTTTTCTGAAAGACCGGTATGTCTAAATTTAATCTGCCTGGTTCGAAATCAGTATGAGAATCTGGCATAGTAATTACACTGAAATTATATCACTTGAAAACCTGTTCCAGGCATGGGAAGGATTCCTAATTGGCAAAAGAAATAAAGCCGATGTTGGAGTATTTGAAAGACAATTGGAAGATAACATCTTTTCTCTTCATCAGAGACTAAAAGACAAAGAATACAAACATGGGAGCTATGAGGAATTCTACGTTAGGGATCCTAAAATCAGGCATATACACAAGGCCTGCGTTAATGACCGTGTGGTTCACCATTTAGTGAGCCAAGTTCTTGAAAATATTTTTGATCCTACTTTTTACGCACATTCCTACTCGTGCCGTAAAGGGAAAGGTACTCATAAAGCGGTAAAAGCCTTCACCAGACTTGCCAGAAAAGCCAGTAAAAATAACACTTCCCGTTTATTTGTACTTAAATGTGATGTTAAAAAGTTTTTCGCGAATGTTGACCATATTGTTTTACTTAGGCTTTTGACCAAGAGAATAGCGGACGAGGATTTTATCTGGTTACTACAGCAGGTCATCAACAGCTTCAAAACAGATAGTGAGTTAAAAGGTATGCCGATTGGCAACCTAACTTCACAGCTTTTCGCAAACATTTATTTAGATCCTCTGGATCAATACGTTAAACATGAGTTGAAAGTGAAATATTACATTCGATATGCAGATGACTTTGTCATTATGGCTGACAGTCAAGATTATTTAGAAGACATCCTCTCTAGAGTAAAAGATTTTCTTGCCGAAGAATTAAAACTCAACCTGCACCCAAATAAAGTGTCCATACGAAATTACTACCTTGGTATTGATTTTCTCGGCTATGTTATTTTCCCAAAATTCATCCTGCCAAGGACAAAAACTAAAAGACGAATACTGCGGAAACTGAGAGAACGAGCCAATCTTATAAAAGAGGGGGTTGCTTTGCCAGAGTCCTTCGATCAGGCAATGAATTCCTATCTGGGATACTTATCACACTGCAACAGCCAAAAATTAGCCCAGGAGGTGAAGAATCAGAAGTTATTCTTGCTAACAGACTAAAAACTAAATAACTCCTTCATTTCGACTCTTAGAGCTTTAGCTAGCCTGAAGATATTGTCGAGGGAAACGTTTTGTTCTCCCCTTTCAACCGCACCAATATATGTCCTATGGATGTTGGCTTTAAAACCCAACTCTTCCTGGGACAAATTTGCGGTTCTCCTTATCTCCCTTAACCGCTTGCCGAATTTTTTCCTCACATTTATGTTTGGCATACTACGTCTGAACTTAAGCGTAGTATTTATGCAGTCTATAACTCTACAGACGATAACTAGCATTTTTGCTATAATTAGCCTTGTTATGAAGAAAAATAACGTCATTGAGTTCTACGAGTTCAGTCCGATAGAGGGAATAAGTGACGAAGCTTTATTAAGGGCTGTAAAGAAAGCCCAGTATAGTTTCTTTCGAAAGCAAAAGGGTTTTATCAGTTGTGAAATACTAAAGTCCGGTAAAAACTGGATCAGTATTAGTTATTGGAATGATGTTGAAGAAGCAAGAAAAGCATTGGATGAATTTCTGAATCACTCAAGTTGCCTCCCTTTCGTGCAAATGATCTCCCCTAGTAGCGAGAGAAGACTGTACATGCGCCGCAAGCTTTCCTCCAGGGTCAAATCTTAAATATCTTCGTCAATCAACATAAAGTTACAGAAACTTTATTGAGAACTATTTTCCCCTTTACTAGACTGTAGCTATTAGGAAGTAAGCCTAACGAAACAATCGGGGCTGTGGCTTTTGAATATACGCCAGTTAATGCGTGTGTTTAGAAGTTGCAGCCCATTTTAGTTACTAAAAAAAATGAAAACACTTAATCAGAACATCCATCCGGCAACCCTTCTTCCAATTGGGGTGATCACTGAAACTACTCAGGGTTCACCACTTGATAGTTATCTCTCCAGCCGACCGGCTTACGACTCCGGACTAATTGACATCGCCATCGGGAATCTCGGCGATCAAACATCTACCAAAGTGAAGATTGAAGAATCAGATGCTTCGGACTTCTCTTCAGGAGTAACTGTAGCTAAAGGTGGAGAAGAAATAACTGTAGCCGCAGATACCGGATACAGGATGCAGATTGAACGCAAGAAAAGATACCTCCGTGCAGTGGTAACTATTACTGCCGGGTCTACTCCATCAGCTGAAGTATATGTCGGAGCATTACTGTGGGACGCGCAAAGGCCGTTCCCAATTACTTAAAGGAAAACTATGGAACCAGATCAAAACAAACAACCAAAAGCACCAACACAGGATCAGAAACCTGCAGACAAAAAGTCTGAAGCTGGTGCATCAACTCAACCGAATGAAGCTCAAATGTGGGACAAGGTTGACTCGTTATTTACCGTTGCCCGTAACACATTTTTCCAGGGCAATTCAACCTTTGTAGAAGTGTTGGACAGTCTGATCGCTACCCTGCAGGACATGAAGGAAAACGAGGTCCGCCCTCTTGGTGGATTAACTCAGAAAAACAAAATGAAGTTAGAAGACCAGGAGCAGCTGGAGAAAGAAGAAGAACCGGCTAATCCGAACTTATAAAACTATGGCGAGCAGTATTGACGAAAAACTTGATCGAGGCCGAGCAGTTTGGGAAATGACCCAAACGGAAGGATGGCAAATCATCAGAAGCTTAATCGACCAAGAGATAGAGATTGAAAGCAAAGACCTACTGGATTGCCCTATAGAGGAAGACCTTGAACACAAACAAATGATCAAGGCATACCGAAAAGTCTTGAGCATGGTCGACAGCGTTATTAAAGAGCGAGACGAAACTGCTCAGGATTTGCGAAAGGAATAAATATATGGACGAAGAACAACTGAAACAAAAAGAACAGGAAGAATTAAGAGCCCTTCTCGATTCACCAGATGAGGTGGAATCTTCTGATGCCAACAAAGACACGACCAAGCCAACTGAAGATGCCGATAAGGATAATGACAAGGACAAAAAACCGGAACCGGGCAAAGATGAGATACCTAACACCGAAGGTGCTGAGGATGAGTCGGGCAAAGATTCCAAAACAAAAGACAAGGATAAAGAAAATAAAGACCGCTGGAACGGCAAAAGCCGTGAAGAAGTAATCAAGGAATACGAAACTCTTGAATCCCGTGTCGCAGCTCTTGAAAACAAAAAACCTGATGAAAAAGATAAGCCTGAAGACTCTAAGACTAAAGGCAAAGAGGAAGAAAACTTAAATCTTCCTTCAGCAGATGAACTTCAAAAAATGACTCCTTCGGATTTTGCTAAATGGGTTATCTCCCGCATTGATGACGGAGTCAAAAAGACCATTGAAACTCAGGAAAAGATCCGTGAATCGGTGCGCAAAGAGATCGCAGAAGCCAAAAAAGATCATCCTCTGCAGGATCCAGACTACCGCAAGATGGTTCAAACCATTATGGATGCAGCCAGTGCCAAAGGCACAACTGTCTCTCTAAAGGAGGCGTGTGTTCAAGTCGATGCTTTCCTCGGCAAGCATAAGGCTGAAGATGAAGCCGAGAACAACGATGTATCTGAGGAATTATCAGATGAAGAAAAGAGCCGGCTCAAAAAAGCCAAAGCTCAAGTTGAGAGTGGAGCGGGCGCTCCGACTCAACCCGACGGCTCGGATGCCGAAACAAAACGCATCCAGAAAGCCCTCGCCGGAAGCGGGTCAAAAAGCCCCTTAGGAGGGTTAGGAATCTAACTCCCTAGTTATTAAAAGAAGGGAGGTGAAAAAAATATATGCCAGCATCAGCAACAGGAATCAGAGGTTCAGGTAATTTAGGGGTAACCCGAAAGTATGACGTCGCGGACGTTGTATCGCTATTGGATGTCAACCGATATCCGTTGATGGCGATATTAACAAACGCTGGTAAAGACCCAGCAACCGGCGAGGGCGAAGCACTTAAAAAGAAAGAGTCTACTGACCCAGAATTTAAATGGTTTGAAGATGAGTTTGGAAAGCGACAGCTTACCGGTTCAAGCACTGTCGATCCTGATGGCGGTAACTTAACTGTCACAGGGCAATCGCAGTATCTTCAAGTCGGCGACATCATCTTGGTGTCCTCACAGAAGTGGGTCTTTCAGGTAACCGCTATCGTAGACGCAAACACAGTAACAGTTGGTCCCGAACTCGGTGGAGCAACAGGCTCGGCTGCGTCAGCGGTCGGAGACGTCTGGCTCATTGGTAACGCCAATGAGGAAGGTGCCGGTTTGCGAGATATCAAATCGACCACCATTGCCGAGGTGTCCAACTACTGTCAGATTTTCAGAACTCCAGTCGGTATCACTGAAACTGCCCGAAATACTCAAGGATGGGTGAAAGAAAATGACTTTGACTACCAGAGGCGCAAAAAAGGTATTGAACACTATGTCGATATCGAGCGCACATTTATCTTTGGGAAAAAAGGCATTCTTACTTCTGGAACTCACCCCAAGAGGTTCACAAGCGGAATTCTAGGAAGGATTGCTACTTACGCCACTGCCAACGTTGACACCGAGTCTGAGTTTGACTCATGGCTCGAAAGTCTCTTTGCGCACGGCAATACTGAAAAATATCTCTTCGCTTCAGCTTCGGCCGTTTCGATGATCAACGGCTGGGCAAAAGGAAAACTCCAAGTAGTCAACCCGACCAAAGCCTACGGACTCAGAATCGTTACTTACGACTCTCCACACGGCACACTGCACATCATCAAGCATCCGCTCTTAATCGGAACAACCTACGGAAACTACGCCGTTGGGTTAGACATGGAAGCTTTGACATACCGCTATCTGACAAATCGTGACACCAAGCTTATGACTAATCGTCAAAACCCAGGTGAAGATAGTCAGGTCGATGAGTACCTAACCGAATGTGGACTGCAAATGGAGCAAGAGCAACGCCACGCCATTATGAGTATCGGCGCGCTCTAAACCTAAGCATTACTGAAACCTATGATTAAAAACGCAACGCAACGAAAGTTACTACACACTTTCTTACTCAGTGTAGTCGCCTAGGAAGGGGTGAGCGTTATCACCCCTAACCCTCTGGGGTTGTTAATCAGACAAAAAAGAAAGCGAGGTGAAAAATATGACTGAAGAAAGAAACACAAAATCCGTAGAAGAAATGTCGATGGCAGAACTCTGGAGCGTTGCAAAACTGCTCGGTGTCTCCAAAGACGGCAAGCGAGACGAACTCATTGCACGCATTAAACAGGCTCAGGAACAGCAAGGAGATACTCCTCCAGCACCAACACCTCAGCAACCAAAAACTGCTAAGGCTCAAGCTCCAAAAGAAACTGTTTATATCTCTCGCTACTACGAACTCAAGTTAGTGATGTCACCTTCCTACTTAAAAGAGGTTGGTGGCAAAGTGCTTATTATTCGAGGGACTTACATTCAATTCCATGAGGGTGTGTACAAAACCACAAACCCTGAGGAAGTTGAATATCTCGATAATCACCCCAATTTCGGAAGCGTATTTAGAAAAGTTGAAACCGCAGACCTAAAGGGCGGTAAGAGTGTTGATCAAATCTACCAAGATAAATTCAAAACTCTTGAAGAACGCGAAAAAGAAATTGAGGCTCGAGAAGCAGCACTCCGCAAACGAGAGGTCGAAATGAGTGGTGCAGAAGAAGGAGCTACTCAGCCTAAGGCTAAATCCGGAGTTAGAAGTACGGCAGATCAGCCGAAGTTTTAAAAGTAAAGATTTATGGCTATACACAGTCGACCAACCTTTACGACTGCTCAGGTAACCATGACCAACGATGATGAGTGGTATCCGCTCCCATCTATCAAAGTTGGTGAAGGTTGCGAGGTTGTTATTAAAAGTAGCGCAGATAACACTGCGCCTATAAACGTGGCTCATAACGATGATGAGAGTAAGGCTGCTCCTTTTGTTTTAGATAACGCAGGAGACAGCATTTCATTGTGCATCAAAGGAACTGAGCAGATTGTGGTCAGCTCTGGTGTCGTAGGACAAGTTGTCGAACTTATAACTGAAAAGTAAATCTATGGCTAAATACAGAAGTGCAACATCATCAGCAAAACTAAAAATGCTTGACTGGCAGAATTCAGTTCTGGATAAGGACTTAAATACACCGCCAGGAAGTCCAGTTGAAGGTGATCGCTATATTGTCGCTGCTTCAGCAACTGGTGCGTGGACTGGTCAGGTAGGCAAGATTGCCGAATACAACGGATCCGTTTGGAAGTTCACAGCACCCAACGAAGGCTTTGCTTGTTGGATTGAAGATGAGAACAAAATTTACGCTTTTAATGGTTCAGCCTGGGTAGCAATCGATCCCACTGGTGCTGCTTCCGCAGCAGTTGCCAGTCATGAAAGTTCTCACAATCACGCGAACATTCCGACAACCAATGAAAAAAGCGCACTTGCCAGTACCGGAACCCCCTCAGGAGCTAATCCTTATGCGACAAAAGATTATGCAGATCAGAAATTAGAACGAGTGATACACACTAAACTCAAGGTGCTCAAAAACAGTGATGATGGTGAGGAAGACTACGATACCAGCTGGTACCCAAACGGCTTTGGCTCCAGCCAAATCACTGTCGGTAATGACAATACCGGAAGCTGTGATGCAGGATTCCGATTCTTGCGAGCATTTATTCCCAACAACGCCAAGATCACTAACGCCGTACTTAGAGTAAGAGCGGCCGTTAACTCAACAAAAAGACCAACTCTGAAAGTGAAAGGGCTTTTACAAGCCGGTCCCAATACCTTTGCAGGAGATGGTAGTGACCGCCCTTCAACAAGAGCAAAAACTACAGCAGCAGTTGATTGGGATATCGCAGAAGATTGGGTGCTTAACACCTGGTACCAAACTCCCAATATAGCTTCAGTCATTAACGAGCTTATTCAACAAGCGGAATTTGCAGGTAAGTCACTCGCCCTCACCATTGAAGACGATGCCAGTCCTGCAAACCAATACGAGAACATTTGGGACTTTAACAGTGCGGCGGCTAACGCTGCCGAATTAATTTTGACGCTCGAACCGAACGTCCCGTAATGAAAGTAAGGAGGTGAAAACTATGCAAGAAAGCGATGTAGCACTACTAGAACAAATCATAAAAGCAATAGTCGCAAAACCAGAAAAAGTTGTTATCGAAAGAAAAGTAGACGAAATGGGGGTCCTGTTATCAGTTCGTCTAGATGACAAAGATGCGGGTGCATTAATCGGCAGAGGCGGAGAAACCATAGCAGCAATCAGAAGAATAATGAAGCTTGTGGGAGTCAAAGCCAACGCTCGAATAAACATCAAGTTAGATGTTCCGCGCAGAAGCAAAAACGACTATGAAAAACCAAGTATTGAAGATCAAAGCAACAATCCAAGAGAACTCTGATGACG